AGTTGGTGGTTGGTTGGGATCCATAGGTTACTCCTTTGATTAGTTTTTACTGGGGTACTTGGGGCGCCATTTGAGGTGGTAACTCTGGCTGGCCAGTTGGGATTTGGTTCTCTGTAGGTGGCACATTTTCTTCTGCAACTGCCTGTTGTTCTACTTCTGCAACTTTAGTTTTTATTTTTTCAATATAGCTAGATAAACTGTCTTTTGCATCTTCGCCCCACTCATTATAGTCATCTGAACTAGTAAACTTGATCAATTCTTCTAAATAATCAGGTTTCGGGACTTCGTCAACTGCGATTATTTCACCATGAGCAATTTTGGTTAGATCAAATCTAGCTTTTGCCATTGGATCATTTTCAATGTCCTCAACATTAATTAAGCTCATATATTGTTTGTATGCGTCTTGCTCCCCACGCTTGAATGATATGTATCTTGCGGCGCGTTCTTTTGGTGAATCATACCCCATATCTTCAAAAAATGTAAATGGATCAGTGACTGCGCTATTGATATTTTGCAATGCATTAGATTTGCGTTCAGTTGGGTCATTCGCGTTGGCTTTGACTACTAACTCCATTGATTCGCTAATATCATAGTACGATATTTCGTCAATACTGAGCTTACTGTTAGCGTCTTGTGATTTAATTTTTCGATTCTGGGTATATTTGATTGCCACCATTTGCATAGTCCAGGCGGCCATTTCGTGGACAACACGTTCTAACGTATACTCAACGATATCGTCTGCGATTGCTAGATCGCCCTCACGAGTAATTTGTCTTGCAATACCGGATTCATTTCCAGCACGTTCACCTCTAGTCGTACCATGAGTGTTGAACATGGAATCAATATCATTTTTTAGATCTTGGGTATCGTTGTATAGGGCTATTGACGGTGGTTGGCCAACTATAGTTGCTACAACATCGTTAATATTGCCGTTTTCCGGGACATTAATTCTCAAATGCTCACCAGTTACGTTAGCAGCCTGGACGGCTTTTGCTGCCTGGCTGTCGTTAAACGCACCAGTACTAAATAAAAATTTTGGTATGGTTTTGTCGCTAATTTCTGTGATTTGTCTGCGTCGGCGGTTTAATATTTGTTGGACTTTAATTGCCTGCTCAATTGGGGTGGTGTTATCATACACAGAATCACCAGCGTTTGTATAGGAAAAAATAATGTATGGCTTGCGTGGCATGTCAAAGTAATTGTGCTTTTCGATCTTGATCATATTGTCTTCAAGACGTGGGGTGCCAGTATAATCATAGTATGGAGTTTTACCGGTGTTGAGAATTAAATTTTTATATCGGTGGGCTACTCCCTCATATAATTGACCGGTGCTACTGTACCAACTGAAATGCACCTCCTGATACGTCAAGTTCATTGGCACCCGCTTTAGGCCACGCATAACCAATGATTTTAGCTCTTCGGCTTTTTTGGGGAACTTTGATAAAACTAAATTTGTTGGTTCTGTAACTTCTTGGATTATTACATCTATATTGTCGGCAGTAAACCCATCATCAGCAATTGTAGATTGATCCGAAAATGTTAAATTTTTAGGATTTATAAGTTCAAATTTGGTGTCGCCATGCTCACCTTTATTCTCATCCCATAGGACTTTTATCACGCCTATAAAATATAATTCATGATGCCTTAACCCATTTTTTAGTAATCTTTTTACGGTAGAATTATCAATGGAATATCTTAATTTCTTTTCAACTTTTTTAGCTTTTTCAATAGACCCAGGGCGATCATCTTCGGGGATAACAGTAATTTTTGGTAGCCGGCTAGTGGCTAGTATTATTCTATTTTCTGTGTTGCTTAATAGTTTATTGATTGTATGGGGGATAGATCCATTAGGCAATTTAGACTCATCCACTTGCTTGCCTGACCACATATCAACATTAATTGATTGTCTTTGCTCAATATTGTATTTAGATTTTACACTTTTGCCCGAATTAAAAGCCCTGTTAATAAGCTCGTTTAGCTCTTCATCTGATATAGGTAGAGTGATTTGATCAAAATTGCTTTCCATGACTAAATTATATCATACCTCGTTTTACATCTTGTATATCTGCCATCTTTATTTTGGTATTCGTGGGGGCATTGTACCGTTAGGGGAACCTGCTCAGGTCTTGCCCTGCCAACCATCAAAACATAAATTCCTTTACTGAGCTCAAACACTATTTTACCGCAACTAACACACCTGAACATCATATGTGCTGGATTGTCATCTTTTTGCAAAATAACAATTATTGATCTTTTGGCATCTTTAGTTTGATCGATCACTCTGGTGAGCCTTTCGTTTGATTATAGTTTACCATATTATCCCAAAAATTAGCAGTTTGATAACCATTTTCTGTTACAGCAATAATTTCCCTTTCGTTTTGAGAACTAATCGCACCAGCATTTGTTTTATTCTCTCGCTTGATAAACGCCACGCCCATTGACAGCGCATCATACGCATGATCTTCCCCGGATTTATCGACTACTTCAGGGTTGTCGTCATCTCGGACAAGGCCGGGTATTGTGCGGATTAGGTTTGCGCATGATGATAAAACCTTTAATCTAGTTTTGCCGTTCTCTACAGCCATTGCCCCCTGTAATGCGGCAGCTCTATTTATCCTGGCGTTTAGCGCCAATGTCTGGCCATTCTTAATTATTAGATCCGGGTTGTAATCTTGTATCACTCTAGCAATAGTTTTTTCAGAACCTTTATTAGAAAAACAGTCGTGAGGCAAAACTAAAAATGATAATTTTTCGTATTTTCTCCAGGTGGCTACTGTAGCACCCCACCACTCAGGCGTTTTTTGGGTAGTATATAATTCCCTATATACCCAAAATTCAGGCATATTCTCGTCATCAAATGTTATAGCAATCCATAGCATACAGGCCGGGTTAGTGAACCCCCAGTCAAAAGTAGCTATTTTTATTGCGTTATTAAGTTTTGACGGCAAATGATCTACCACGTGGACAGACTGATCCCATGATTTGAACATCTGGCCGACAAATGAATTCCATGTCCCAAACCTCCACGCTTCATACAGCGCAGGATCTACTTTTTTTAGGGCTTCAATCCTGTTTATGTATTTGGGGTCATTGGCTTTTAGGGTTGGGTTGTCGTCTATCGTGGATGGTATAAACATTCTAACGTTTCCCTCATCATCAATGTGGGGCTTGTTTGGTGGGCCAATATCAATGAATCTAGCTTTGACCCATGCATGACCACGCCCACCAGGGTTTGCGGTTGCCATTAACCTAGCAATGATATCAGGTACTGTTGACCTATTGGCCGACAAAAGCATTAAATATATGTCAATAGTTGGTATTTGGGTTAACTCCTCTATCAATATACGGTGGTACTCGCCACCTTGGTACTGGTCAAGTGATCTAATGTCTTTTAAATGCCCGGTGTGTATTTCTGCACCTGACGCAAATTTCAACACCGCAGGGTTGCCAACTACTTTTAGATCTTGGCCAGAAAAAAGCCATTTAATACGCCTAATCCACTGGCTTAAATCTTTTGATGATTTTCTGAGTACTAGGCCGTTATATCGTGGATGATCTTTTAGCTCGGTGATCCAAATAATGCCCGCTTCGGTTTTGCCACCTCCACGCGCTCCACCATAAAGTAATTCCGATATAGTATCCGGTTGCGCCAATGCGAATTCTTGTGGCCCTGCGTGGGGTTTCCAAATCATATTCCACTCATTTTTCCTTTATCTTTAGTTTCCTTTTTTCGTCTGAGTTATAGTATTGCGGTGCTTGATTCGGGTATAGTCGCATAAAATCGGTATTTGGTATCATTTTTTTTGATGATTTATCATAAACATGGGGTGGGACAAAATCGCCCTTGTGGATTTCTTGTTGTTTTCTGACGCGTTCTGCTGTCCTAGTAATAATTTTAGTGGTGTCGCCACCTATTGTCATACCTGCACAATTATGGCAAATAACTGATTTTGGTCTAATTATCATTCGGGCAGTTTGTTTGCCACAATAATCACAAACCATTGATGAACTCCGCCATTGTTTCTCGTTGTTCATTCTTGAATTGCTGTTCACCTAAAACTGGGCTTTTTGGCTTTTCAACACTAATATTAATAGTTGGGGTGATCTCTGGTAGTTTAGATTTTGCAAATTTATACCCTGAATAAAACCCAATCGCTAACAATCCGGGTGCCAGGATACTACCGATTAATAAACCTATTACTATTTGCATGTGCTATTTTCTTTCTATATCCCCACGTGATTACGTTGGCTTTATTACATTCTGGACACCGGATTATCTGATCGCCAGTTTCAGTTAACGGCACACTGACTTTTGGGTGGCATGACAACGCTATAACTGTCATTGGCGCCGATCTGCGTTCTTCTTGATCAAGAAACTGTTTTATTTTTTTGTCGTTCATACAATACTAATGTTTTAGATGTGAATATCATCATTGCGGCGCTTGTCGCGTTTAGAATTGCATTTATAGTGACATCAGCAGGGTCAACAATACCTGCCTCTAACATGTCAACCGCTTCGTTAGTCGTGACATCAATACCAACAGTAACTGGTAGTGTGCTAATTCTATGCATAGCCACAGATGGGTCGATACCTGAATTTGCCATCAATGTTTCAAACGGCTTAACTAATACTTGTTTCATTATCCGATTGCCAATTGTGCTATCGTCTAGTGAGTTGGCAGCACTTAACATTGTCACGCCACCGCCAGCTACGATTCCACCTGATGCGGCGGCCTTGATTGCTGCGACTGCGTCAATGGCTCGTTCTTTGAGTTCTTTGACTTCTGATTCTGACCTAGCACCTATGTTTATAACTGCAATACCGGTTGTTAATTTAGCGTGCCGTTCTAACAATTTTTCTTTTGCAATTTCTGTGGTATCGGCAAGCTCGGACAATGATTTAATTTCGGCGGCTCTATCGTCAATATCCGCTTGGGTGCCACCACCACCAGTAATAACAGTATTATCGGCTGTTGATTCTACGGATCTAGCTGTACCAATGTATGATTCATCTATATCAGTCCACACCATGCCAGCCTTTGTATCTAACATTTTTGCACCAGTGACAACTGCAATATCCCTTAATATCTCATCACGTTTGTCACCAAAATCAGGGGCTTGCACACAAAGTGCCTTGATATTACCACTGTTGACGTTAATTAGGATATTGCCAATTAACTCTTCACCGAATTCACTTGCAAATATAACAATATTTTTAGTTTGGGTCGTTGTTAAAACATCAAATAACTTAATCAAATCCTGCTGTACTGACGTTAGAGAATGATTCGTGACGATTACTTTGGCATCTTCGATTAAACACGATCCGTTTTGGTTGGCAAACCATTTAGTCACAAAACCTTTGCTGATTTGCAAACCAGTTCTTACTTCTACACTTGATTCGTATGAATTGCTTTCATCAACAACAATCACGCCATCATTGCCAACTTGTTCATATGCAGATATTGATAACTCGGCGACTTCAGGAACTTGAGCTGATATGTGTGCTATTTTTTTAAGTGTATCGCTATCAGCCGGGATGGCGTTTTCCCTGATTTTATCAGCTAAATTTCTAGCCGTTTGTTCAATAGATTCACGAATTTGCATAGCTTGGCCACCACGTTGTTCTTCTTTTAACGCAATAGCAGCAATCTGATATGCAAGAATCGTTGCAGTAGTCGTGCCATCACCTACCGCTCCAGTTGATTCAGCAGCCTGCAATATTAATTCAGCACCCTGATTTTCAGCAGGGTCAACCAACGGCACTATTTCTTTAGCAATACCCACCCCATCGTGGATAACTGCCGGCGCGCCAAAAGGTCGTTCTAAAACTACGTTTGCGCTTCGTGGGCCTAATGTAGAGGATACTGCATCGTGCATAATCTTTGCACCGTTATATAGTTTTTCTCTAGCGTCATCACCGTTTATAACAATTTTTCTGACGTCATTATCCATTGTACACTCCTAGCACACCGTTAATCGGTAATATTAATATTTTTTCACCTGAATCATCGTTAGCTGCGAACCCCGACAATGGGGAATATGCTATCAGATCATTAACTTCGCATCTTGGTTTAGGCTCTTCACCAGCAAATTGTGGCAGTAAATCACCAACAGACAGAACTCTACCAATTTTTACAGATCGTTCGTCCTGGCTTGCGGCCACAGTCAGATTGCCAATTTGCCTAGTTTCTTGTTTTACAATCACGTATCCTGGCGCTGCTTGTAACATAGGGTATACCTTTCTTATTAGTTAACTATAATTTAGCACAAAATTTCATAGTGCGCAATTATTTGACAAAGTAATCATCCGGTAGCTTTTCGGGCCGATAAATGACAGTAGTTTCTATCTTCTCACCATTAGTGGTCAAATCAACACTCTCGCCATAGGCTATTTTGTGGATTGATTCTAGTAACCTTGCCCGCTCAGTTGCTTTAGTTTTGGGGTCAATCATGTTCCTAATTAATAACTTCACAATGATTTGTCCAACTTGGTATTCTTTTGGGAAATCAGATAATATGGATTTTAATTTTAATACATCTGTTGATGGATCTTTTAATACTTCGGCAATACTTTGTTCAATCTCAAAGCGCGCTTGCTCTGCTAATTTCTTACGTTTCCAGCCGTCAGATTTCGCCTGATTAGATGGTTGCTTATGTTTGAACTGCCCAACCGTTGGACTTCTTTTAGCGGCAGCCTTTGGATCGTCTTTAACTATGTTGCCTGTTTTTTTTGCCATTAGTTTATAGCTGGTGTCAGCTCCTCCCAACGATCTTCCCACGTATCAGGATAGCAATATTTTGCGTATCTTTTTCTAATTACATCTACATATTTAGGGTCTAGCTCCATGCCATAACATATACGGTCTGTTTGTTCACATGCTATTAGGGTTGAGCCACTTCCTAGAAATAAATCTAACACGCTTTTCTCTGAGAAGTTCCTAACGAAATGTGACACAAACTCTACTGGGTATGTTGCATTGTGGTCTTTCTCTTTATTCTTAGTTTGCTTTGGTGTAGACACTAGGTTTGATAGCGTACCTCTAAACTTTCTTGTACCAATATGACGGTTGCCCTTAGGTGATAATACAATTACAAACTCGAACTGGCTATTTAATACATTTTCAGCCATAGCTGGTTGTGCTGTTTGCTTATCCCATATTATTATGTCTGCAATCATCAACTTAAACGTATCTAAATATTCAAGAAATGCTATTTTGTTACCACTAAGCATTTGTAGATTTATGAAGTTATATTCAGAATAAGCATTGGCTAGGTGTGTGAACTCATTAAGAAAGTATAAATACTCGGATTGTGTCTTGCTATCATTGTCATTGGCGTACTTACTTTGTTTCCCCATTTTGTCCTCAGTTGGCGTTTTGCCTGCGTTGTAGGGTGGTGAAGTAAATGCTATGTCTACTAGACGGTCTTTCATAAGTAACTCTACGTCTGCTGTACTGGTACTATCCCCACACATAACCCTATGTCTACCTAACTGATATACAGTGCCGAGGACACTTGATACAGCCTCCCCATCTAGTTCAGGGACTTCGTCTTCTTCTATTTCTTGATCAATACCAACGCCAGGAGGTAATTCTAGCCCCCACTCCTCCAGCTCAACCATATCCCACTCATTGGCAAGTGCATCATAGTCGTTATCGCCATAGCCGACATTGTCTTTAATAACTATTGCTCGAATTTGTTCGGGCGTTAAATCTGACACTATTTTAGCCGGGACTTCTTGCCAACCTAAATCTTTACAGGCTCTGAGGCGCATATTACCGGCAATGACAATTAGTTCTGTTTTGTCGTTTATTTCTTGCTTATACGCGATTATTTCGCGCAATTCCATAAAATGAGGGTCATCAGTGATTGATTGTTTTAACTTAACAAAATTATCATCTTTTATAAATCTAGGGTTTTTAGGTACGCCAGGTATTTGGCCGGTGTTATTTTTTAATACAGATATTTTTGTAACTTCACGAGTATATTTCATAATGACATATTAACATAAAAAAACCCGGTAGCCAATAACCGGGTAATTTTAAATGTGTGAGACTATACTAGTTGGGATGTGCGTGGCTACTTATATTATACACTACTTTTTTGTGTTTTTCTTTTTTGGCGTTTCTTGGGTAGGGTCTATAGTTTCTAGGCTCTCGTTGGCTAATTCGGCATCAGTAGGAGGCACATTTGTTGCCTCTGGGTTTAGTTGCAACCAAATATGATAAAACTCGTCAATATTTGTTGTAGTATTGTCAAAAGCTTCAACTAGTCTTTGATCGTTGTCATATTCAGCCAACAATATATTTTTTAATGTAATTGATGCTTGGCGATCATTGTACGTTCCATTTTCTAGTGATCTAATCTCTTCAACGATTGACATAAATGTTAATATTTTCATGTGTACTCCTTTATTGTTTTATGGTTATATTGTAGCATATTACATGCTAATTAGTCTCAGTCTGATGCTTGTGGATCTTCCCCACAGGCGCGGATAATCAGGCACCCATGCTTATCAAACTGAAAATTACTAGCTGGTGGCTCTTCCTCATACAACACCATAGTTTGCATACAAACCATATTAACACCGTCAATAGCCATGTCGCCATAAGGTTGCCAGCCTTTTTCTATATACTTTTGAACCTCATGTTCTAATCCTCTTGGGTGGTCAACCATTAATATCTTATATTTTTTAACTTTCATAATATTCCTTTCTTTTTAGCAAAGTGCAATTTTTGCACATTGGTGTAGTACCATATTCCTGAAGTCGGGAATATGGTTTTGGTAGAGACATTGATGTCCCATCCAAATTTGTTAAATCTTAATCTGCTAATTGTTAAATAAATCTACGGCAATAACTCTTTAATTTGTTAATTATTTTTTTAAATGGGTTACCGACATTAATGTCGGTGAGTTTTGGCAACGGCATTTGCTCATCGCGCTCAAATCTGTTTTTTGTTTCAACTAGATTGTCAAACCCAACACCATATGCATACCCATCATTAAAAAGTACTATATAGCCTGGGGGGTAAACACCAACCGCTTTATCTTCATCAATCCAATTAGTTTCGTCTATCCAATTGGCAACCTGCCAATCTTTGTATTTTTCAGGGATACCGTTTTCTAGTCCGTATTCTGTGGCTCGTGTCATGGCTCGAAAATTACTCATAATAAACCGTCCCTCTTTGCTTTTTCGTTTATAGCGTCAACCACAAATTTTATCCATGCGTCGTGAACTTTTGCGCTGTTAGGTAGGTACTGTATCCAGCCCCAACCTCTGATGTTGACAACCATATTGCCATCATCGTCATTTAGATAGCCGTCTAAAGCATGGGCTACTGGAAACTTAATTACTCCATCTAGTGGGTAGCGTTCGCTTGGTGATACAGTGGGGTTATTCATTGTTTACTCCTTATTCTATTTAGTTACATAATCTATCTGTTAAATTGCTTTTTAGGTTACATATTAACCTTTCTTCATTTTTTTAATGTATCAATTGTCATATATTAAAGTTTTCTCAATTTTCGTTCGTGTTCTAGGTGCAAGAATATCGAGTTTGTTAATATCAAATTTGTCTGCCATACTACTTGCCCTCCATGAGTCTGTAAATATATCTTGCTAATTCATAAGTCATCAGCTCACGTTGGCTTTCAGGTGCAAATTTTAATATGTGCTGGAATGTTGGGTCGTTTAATAGTTTTTGTTCTAGTTCTTCTAAGTTAGCCATGGGCAGTTCTCTATAATTAGGGGCTATCTCAATATTCTTTATATCTTTTGCTTTATAGTCAAGAGATATGCGAAAATGATGTGTTAGCTATTGCTTTTTTTGATGGTTTTGATATGGGGGACACAGGGGTAGGCGTTGTTGAATGGGACGAAGAATCATCTATGTTCAGGTGGTTAAGCGGTGATCCTGATGATGAAGATAAATACTGGCTTAACGAATCCCAATCAAGATATATTTCAATAAA